CGGCCCGGATGCCGTCCATCAGCTCGCCGGTGGCGCCGCCGGAATAGCCCGAACCGCCGTTCTGGATGGTCAGGCCCTGCAGGGTGCCGGTGCCGAACGGCGTGCGGCTGCCCGGCGGGGTGGTCGAGATGTCGGGGTCTATATTGCCGTCGGTCCAGGTCGTGGTCTGGACCTGGGCGACGAAGCCGTACACCGAGCCCTTGAGCTTGTAGACGTTGTAGTTGCTGCAGCCCGAGACGGCGTTCCAGTTCCAGGTCCCGGCGCTGCCGCTCGAGCTGCCGACGCCGGCCGACGGCAGGCTCTCCTCGCCCGATGCATCGTTGATCGCCGTCACCGCCACCGTCGCCGCCGAGCCCCCACTGGTAGCCGCCAGCCCGGTCGGCGCCGTGGTCGATGGCGCGAAGGTAATCGGCGTCAGCGTCCATGAATTGTGGGCCACACGCCTGAGGTTGCGCACGGCATAGTTCGGATGGCACAGCGTCAAGGTGTCCTGGGACTGCACGTACTTCAGCAGCCGCAGGTCGGTTTCGAGATAGGGCGTAACCAAGGTGAAGACGGTCGTGCCGTCGTTGTTCAGCACGAAGCCCCACGAGGCGCCGTTGAACATGGCGACCTGCATGGTCTTGTGACCGAACACCAGCATGTAGGTCTGGCCGGCCGGCAGGGTACGGAACTGGAAAGGGATCAGCCGGTGCTTGCGGCTCGAATCGTCGACCTCGCCAATCCAACGCGTGCCCGGCCGGTTGCTGGCCCCGCCGTGGGGATGGACGAAGAAGTTCAGCAGCGTGCGGGCACCGACCCTGTACTTGGCGAGATCGACGCGGCCGTAGAGGTAGGGCGACAGCTCGCCGGCGGCGAAGCTCGGCTGGATGACGGGAATGGTGGTCATGATCAGCGCGGCCAGGTCTGGCCGATGATGTCCAGGCCATCCTCGAAGCCGCGGGCCTGCAGGGCCTCCGGCATGTAGGTTCGGGCGAGGTTCGAGCTTTCGTTCGCCATGTCGGCGCCGGCCCTCAGGAGCGTCGCCTGCCACAGCTGGGTCAGCGTGCGGACGCGATCGTCCTTGCCCGTAAGCTCGAAGCAGATGCGCGAGGCAAGGCCGTAGGCCATGGCATCGGCAAAGCCCGCATCCCACCGCAGAGGATCCTCGACGCGGGCGGTGTAGATCGCCGAGACCGGAGAAGCATTGGTCAGGATCACCGAGATGAAGGCGCCCGAGCCATCCTTGTCGCCGGCCAGCTCGTAGAACGTCTCCGGCAGCCTGATCAACGGCACGTCGTTGAGCCGGCGCAGCCGGACCATGTCGACCGGGAGCGCGAACTTGTGGGCCCAGCGCTGCGGCGGGTTCTGCAGCTCGGCCAGACCAGCGGTCAGACGGGCAAAGTTCCAGTCGAATCCGCGCAGCGTGGCGTCGCGCACCAGATCAAAGTGCGTCGTGCAGGCGTTGGCCTCGGCCGAGCCCTCATCGATCGCATCGATCTTGCTGCGCGTGCCGCAGTGGGACAGTGCTGCGTTGCAGATACCGACGATGCTGGCCATCGATCAGCCGCCCGACGCCATGTTGGGATACAGCGTCGCGGCAGCATCCTTCTTCGGGACGGTGTTCGGCACGTCGAGATCGGTCACCTGCAGGTCGATGGAGGTGCGGACATCCTCACCCTCCTGCTGGTTCTCGTTCTTGCCCTTCACACGGACCGTGCCGCTGATCTTGAACTCGGTGCCGACGTCGGGCAGCCCGTTGGGGAATAGCTCCTTCGCCGTCTCGTTGGTCAGGGTCAGGCTGGTGCCCCACGGATACTCCGGCGGCTTGATATCCGTTGGGCTGCCGAAGCCCTCGGCCTTGGCTTCCTTCGGCGTCATCTTGAGCGAAACCATCGCCACCTCCGTCAAAAGGCGGCAGCGACGCCGAGCCGGGACGTCGCTGCCATTCGATCAGGCCTTGTTGGCCAGCGCCTTGAACTGTTCGTTTTCCTCGCGCAGGCGCTCCAGCTCGGCGCGCTCATCGCTGTCGAGCGGCTGGACGGCCGACACTTTGCCGGCGCGCTCCTTGGCCTTCTTGGCCTCCGCATTCAGCGGCTCGAGGTTCTCGCCGGGCGTGCCGTCGTAATCCACTTCGGCGCCATCCTGATGCATCACGTCCTCGTGGTAGAATGAGCCCACCACACGATATTTCGGTCTTGCCATGGTCTTCTCCTCTTCGAGCCCGCAGCACCGGCGGCGGGTTTGAAGAGGAGGCGCGGGCTGCCCCGCGCCTCCTGCTCGATCAGGCGACGTAGCCGCGCGCGTAGGTCGGGTTGTGCTGCAGGGCCGGCGTGAAGCCCGCCACGATGGCGCCGGCGGTCATCGCCGCCGTGCCGATGATGTACGAGACCTTCAGGAACCGGACCAACGCGGTGGTGTTCTGCGAGAGCAGGCCGCCCATCAGGAATCGGTAGCCCTGCACCAGGCTCGCCACCGCGATGGCGTCCGACTGGTAGAGGATCGAATACGAGCCCGGCGAGCCGGAACCGTTGTCCGGCGCGCCCTTCAGCGCGACCTGCAGGGTCGCCGAGCCGCCCGAGGTGAAGGCGGTGATGACCTGGATCAGCAGGTTGAGGTCTTCGGTGACAGCACTGCCGATGTCCCGGGCGATGCCGAGGTCATAGACGTTCGTGCTGTCGGTGGTGCCGATGTTGGTCGGCGCATCGCCGCCAGCCGCCGGCTGGTTCGAGAACATGAAGCCTTCGAGAAGCATGGAAATCTCCAAAGAGAGGGTTTCGACGGACCGCGCGACCGATCAGGTCACGTTGCCTTCGGTGTTGGTGATCTGATCGCAGATGCGGATCGGGACGCCGCGAAACGCCGTGTACGGCTTCGAATCGCGGCTCTCGATCGTCAGCAGCGCGTTGGTCTTCGCCATCGCCTGGATGTCGAGGGCCGTGCGCACGGTGCGATTGCAGTAGAACGACCAGTTCACCTGACCCGGCTTGGTCTGGGTGCCGCCCGGTGCGCCCGGAGGCGGGCTGTTGCCGGCCGCAGGGCTGAACGGGACCTTGTTCACCGCATTGATCAGCGTATTGATCAGGTTCGAGGTCGTCACCGCCCCCGACGTCACGTTGACGTTGGCGATGCGCACCACGAAGCGCCAATCGCGCACGCTCATGCCGCAGTACCACTTGAAGTGGGTGCGATACATGTAGAGCGTATCGCCGTTGGGATCGTTCACCGGCTGCTTGCCGAGATCATCGACCTGCAGCCCCGCCGGCAGTCCCTTCGGGAAGATGCCGTGGCAGGTGTTCTGGCCCCAGCCGATCAGCCAGATGCTGGTGTTGGTGCTCGAGCTGCCGCCAGCGTCGACGATGTTGGCGCCGCTGGGCGCCGACTTCGAGTTGAAGCGCGGCGCGAGGCCGGTGAACCGCTCGGGATTGGCCGCCGTGCTGCCGTAGATCACGGTGCCCTGCATGCCCTGGTTCATCGACTCGACGAACGCCATGTCTTCGCCCACCCGGAATTCGCGGGTGTTGCCGTTGAGATCGGCCAGCACCGGATCGATGTCCGAATAGGCTTCGAGCATGCCGGTGGCGTCGCGCACCTGAGCGGTCGTGCTCTTGGAGCGCTTCACGCCGTAGTTCAGCAGGCGCCAGGTTGCGGTCGGCAGGCCGGTGCGCACGGTGGTCTTGTGGCCGGCGCCGTCGTTGCACTGCATCCACAGCATGTCGGTCAGCATCTCGTTGGTCTGACCGAGCAGCTCGATCACCGCGGCGGGCTTGCCGTCCGGGTCGAGACGAGTGGCCCATTCCGTGATGGTCAGGGCCGTAGAAGCGAGGGTTGCCATTTTACGCTACTCCAGTGGGTTGATCAGGACCCCGACGGGAGGTCGGGATACATGCGATCGGCAGCCGTCTTCTGGGTGTTGCCGGCGGGCGGATTGCCAGGCCGGAACTTGTCCTCGCTCAGCCACTGCCCGAGGGTGACGAAGGCCTTGAAGATGCGGGGATTGTTCCCGGCACCCGTCAGGTTCATCGCCTCTCGAAGGTCGTCGCCGCCCAGACGATCGATCGCGCGGCCAGCCGCGGCCATGGAGGCCTTGAACTTGTCGCCGCCGACATCGGGATCCTTCTGGATTTCCGACAACCAACCGTTCTGCAGGTCGACGTACGCTTTGAGGGGCGCATTGACGGCCGCCAGCTCGCGCGACGCTGCAAGGTCTACAAATTTCTGGGCCTGTTCCTGGGTCAGCCCGGCATCGGCGAACAGGTCGATCGCCGGCTTGAGCGATTCGGCATCCGCCTTCAGGCCCTCGGGCAGAGTGAACTCGGTGTAGGTGGGACGCGACGGGTCGGTGATGCCGAGCTCGGTCTTCACCGCGTCGGGCATGTCCTTCCACTGCGCCTTCTGCTCGTCCGGCGAGAGCGCCTTCCAGGCCGCGAGCTTGGCATCCTTGCCTTCGGCCTTGCTCCAGACGTCGAGGCGAGCCGCCGATTCCGCCTTTCCCTTCTCGGTCGCGGCCGTGACGGCCGTCGCCTTGCCGGCGTCGTCGAGCTTTGCCCACGCGTCGGCACCACCCTCGAAGCCGGCCGGCATCTCGACCTTCGCGGGTTCGCCGCTGATCGGAGCGGCCTCATCCTTCGCCGGCGGCGTGCCGAGAAGCGACGGCGTTTCGAGCGCGGGAACGATGGCCGGTGCGGCCGCAGGTGCGGCGCCGGCCGCCGGAGCCGCAGCAGCAGGAGCAGCGCCAGCGGCAGGCGCGCCGTTACTTTCCGTCGTCATGATCCTCTCCTTCCGGTGCGGCCTGCGACAGCGCGATCACCGTCGCCAAGTGCTGTGGGCATATCCGCGTGATGTCCTGAATGAGCGCCAGGCCGTGCGCGCGCAGGCCTTCCTTGAACAGCGCGCGATCCGGCGATGGCTGCACGTGCGGCGCAAGCGCCTCGGATTCGCGGAGCTGCTTGGCAACAAATCGACGGCCGCGCTCGTCCGACATGAGCCAGCGGAAGCCGTCGTCGAGACGCGCCTGGGCGGTCTTCAAGCCCTTGTTGCGCTTGTCGACGTGGCGCTGATTGCCGAGGTCGAGCGGCTCGTTCATTCCGGCACCCGCTCCATCTTCCCGGTCTCGGGGTCGAGCTTGAACATCGGATGCTCATCGCGCGCGGCCAGCTTCTGGAATTCGCGCGCCAGCGGGTGCAGCCATTCGAGGTCCCGCGAGTCGCGCAGGATCTGGGCGGCGAGGTCCTTGGCCTTCTGGCGATCATTGGTCATGCGTGGCCTACAAGCGGCGCCGTGACCGGCATGATGAGCGAACTGCGCTGCTGCTCGCTGAGCGCGGTCACGATCTCGCGCACCAGCTGGCCACGGGTCGCCGCATCGGGAGCGCTCTGCACGAAGTCGCGCAGCACCATGGCGATCGCCGTGACGGCGTCGCGCGCCGCCAGGTCGCCGGGACCGAGGTTGCGGGACTTGCCCCAATCGGTGATCGCGGCGTGCACCGCCTCTCGCAATTCCTTGACGTGCTGCGGATTGTTGATCACGCCCCACCTCCAACCATGGCCTGGACGGCGTTGCGGCCGCCGCCGACGTCGATGCCGCTCGCGACCTTGGCCGCGTTGGCGAACTGGCCGAGCGCTTCCATGCTGGTCTGCTGTTGCTGCTGCTGGGCGCGTTGCGCGCGCAGGGCCTTGGCCGTCTTCAGATCCACCAGCGTGTCGGCCGGCGCGCCGATGAAGTCCGCGTAGTTGTCCAGGGTGCCGTCGGGGTCGAGGCGGTCCAGCGCCTCGGGCTTCACCGCGCCGATCTCCGAGCCGAACTGCCACAACCGCTCGATCGGGCCGGTCGTCAGCGCCTTCTGGGCAAGAGCCAGCATCGAGATGAATTCGATCTGGACGTGCGCGCCGCGGATGGCGGCCGGCATCGGCGGCAGGAGGCCGTTGCGGACCATGATGTTGTAGACGCGGGTCACCAGCGGCTCGAGGAGCTCGTCGTGCAGGCGCTCGAGCACCGGCCCGAGCATCAGCATCTTCTCCTCGTGGCGCTCATCGACCTCGCGAGCGGTGGCAGGCTGACGGCGCTCGTCTTCCGTCATCATCAGCCACAGGTCGGCATAGAACGCCTTCTTCACGCGCTCGCCGGTCTCCTCAATCTTCTTGTCGACGGCCGCCACCGCCTCCGGCTTGATTTCATAGGCGGCGCGGTAGCCCTTGCCGATCACGTCGGGATCGAAGGTCACGCCGCCCGGGAGCTGGCTCATCGGCTCGGCACGCATCGCCGGGTGCGCCACCATCGGCGGCTTCGAGATCTTGTCGACCAGCTCCATGCTGCGGCGCTGCAACACCTGCAGCTGCTGCGCATCGCCCAGCGCCACCCAGCCCGGGCTGTCGCTGCCGTAGGTCTCATTGCCGGCAAGCGCCCACCGTGGCGCCATCACCGGGAATTCCTCGTAGCCCGAAACCCGCAGCAGGCCGTTCTCGCCGGTCGCCGCCCGCTCGAACCACACCGAGCGGAACGGCAGCTCGCACGCCAGCGTGCCGCCCCAGGGGAAGGCACTGTTCAGCGGTAGCCGGGCCGATCGGGGATTGTGGTTCGGGTTCGGTTCGATGGCGTGGACCAGCTCGTACTCGAGATCGAGCTGGCCGCTGTCGTAGTTCGCCCGGATCGCTGGCGAGACGTTGTCCCGGCCGAAGGTGTCGACGATCTGGCGCACGTTCCACCAGAAGCTGCGGTAGATGGTGTCGACGATCTGGCGGTTGGAGCTGGCCAGCCAATACTCGCCCACCGTCATGGTGTAGCCACGGACGATATCCTCGTCGTCCTCATCGACCCACAGAACACCGGTGCCGAAGACGCCGAGCTCGCCGTACAGCGTGTGCAGGGCGTTGTAGAGGTTCGATTTGGCGAAGACGTACAGGACGCGGCGCTGCACCTCGTCCAGCCAGGTCTTCACCTCGCCGTCGTTGTTCAGCTTGTCGTTGGCAACGCGCATCCGGAAGCGCACCCAAGGCCGGGCCGGCGACGTGATGCCGGAATGCATGCCGCTCGACATGTCGCGGGCGGCCGTCAGCGGCGTGTTGTCGATGACGCGCTGGTCGCGCCGGCGGCCGCGGCCGACGCTCTCCTGCCCGAACAGGAAGCGACCGCGGCGGGGCGAGAAGTTCTGCTGCAGATCGCGCCAGGTCGGCACGTACGACGTGCGGTCGCGGTCAAGCGCTGCCAGCCGTGTGGTGAAGTACGTCCGCAGCCACGGATCCTTCTGGTCCGCTTTGTTGGTCGCCGTCTTCACTGCCGTGGCTGCCTCAGCCGCCATGAACTCTACTCACTCTACGAAGGGCGACTGGCCCCTCTGTTACGCGTACGCGGCGGCTGAGTGCCCCGCGGAACTATTGACCGAGCAGCGTCTTGCCGAGCACTTGGGCCGTGCTTTTGTCGCCCTGCCCGCTGGTTGAGTTGGTGCTGCTGTAGCCGCCGGCTGCAGCCAGCTGCGCCTTGGTGCGCGCGGCTGCGTCCACCACGTCCTTGTCGACCGGCGTCGGCGCCGGTGCCGGCGTCGGGATGTTGATCGGCGGCGCATACGACTGCGACGGCGGGGAGAAGATACCCATCAGCGGAACCCCTTGCCGAAAAGGAAGTGCCAGGCGAGCGCCAGCCGGGCGAGCCAGCCATAGCTCTGCGGCGAGAACAGCCAGCACACGTAGTCGAGGTGCAGGCGCGCGATCCGTTCCACCGCGGGCTGCGACAAGCCTTCGCTCTGGAACACGGCGCAAGCGGCCTGCTCGAATTCGTCGGACCACTGAAGGCCCTTCGCTTCGCATTCCGCCCTGACGGCCGACAGATCGTAAGTCGACATGTGGCCGGAACATACGGCCACCGCCAGCGCGCAACCTATCTTGGTCTCTATGACCTAGTCGCGCGTGAGCGGATCGTAGTCGCTATCGATGATGCGACCGCCACCGCTGCTATGGCTTGGACCGAGCACGTCGTAATCGCTGATCGTCATGGCCGGCGTGCGGCCGGGCAGGGCATCGACCTTCGGCGTTGTGAGGTTGGCGAGGCACGCTGCGTCGCCCTTGTCCGGCGATCGGCCGAGCCGCTTGATGATGTCCTCCTTGCTTTCGACAAGGATGCCATGCGGCGTGTACCGCCACTTTGCCGAGGCCAGGTCAGCCCGCAGCTCCGGGTCGGGCGGTAGCGCGATCGGCTCCTGCCCTTGCGGCTGGTTGGGGTCCAGCGATTCCCTCATCCGCCACCACACCTCGGCTCGCTGGTTGACGAAGCGCAGGCCGCCTTCGCGGGAGATGGCCATGCTGCCGCGCGCGTTGTCGACGCCGACGACCTGCACCTGATTCTGCCGCAGGAAGTCGTAGGGGCTCGATCCGACGCCGATGACGTCGA